GAGCGGATCAACGGTTCAGCCTCATTCATCCACACGTTATCCGGATCGGTATCGGAGGTCGGCGGATCAAACTTGAGGTGCGCACCGATGAAAATGTTATATGCCTGATCTGGCACCGGATACAGGATGATCTTGTTGCCCTCATATGCCCATGAGGCGGGGAAGCCGGACTGATTGAATAGCTGGATGTTCAAATGCTGGCGCTCAGGCGTCACCCGGCCTAGCTGCTGTAGCGTGTTGCCGACCTGGATGTTGAGGTAATCGAAATAGTACGCGGTGCCGATCACCGGGTTATCCGCGCTCGAATAGACAGAGCGCGTCCCTACCGTCGAGAACATCGTAGGCGCGGCCGGGTCAATCTCATTGAACCGGAACCGCTGCTTTTGATATTCGCCGATTGCTGTGGTGATCGCGTTGCGGATAGCTTCGGAGTTCGGTGCTGTCTGTGTCGTTGATCCGACCGCCCCTGCTAGATCGAAGCGGGAGCCAAGTTCGGCCGCAATCCGAAAGATCATGTCAGCCAAAGTGGCCATAGAGTTTGTCTCCTATGGCAGGCACCATAGCTTAACCGACTGTGCAATACCAAGTGCCAGTACTGACCGACCAACAATCGAGCTGTCGGCGCGTCGCCATGGTATAAAGAGCACCAGCGCCGCCCGTCGATCCGCCGACATAAATCGAGGTAGTCGATTCAGCCGGGTAAACCGTGATGTTTACAGCGGTCGCATTCAGGATGATGATGTTATACGACGCATCCATATTCGTTGGGCCGTTCGGGATCGCCAGAGACGGGAGCTTGATCGCATCGTTAGCGTTCGCTGTCGTCACAGTGTTTACGCCAGCCGTAAGCTGGTAGGCACCCACGAGGCTCTGCGTTGTCGAAGCCGTGATTGCGTTGTCCGTAGACATTGCAGAGATACCAGACTGCGCAATAGACCGCGCCAAACTGGTATCCCGGCCCGTGATCTGGATTGCATAGGCCGCAGTCAGCGTCATGCTAACCGCGAATACCGACCCGTACCAGACCGCCTTAAGTGTTCGCTTCAGCATTTCAAACCCTCTGCCAAAAAGGACCGGAGCGGTGAGGCTCCGGCCAGTTGGAGGAAACGATTAGCCACCCGCCGCATCAACGCAGAAGTAGTTGATTTTGTTCGAGCTGGTCGACGTCTGGACCCATGTGATCGCAGTAGCAGACACCGAATAGGCCGGAGTAGTGGTCGCCGGGGCCGTCTGCGAAGTCACCACGCAGAAGGGCGCAGTAGTCTTCGGGACGTTGAAGGTGATCACGCACCCGGTAGCCGTGGTGCCAGCCGTAACAGTGCCCGCGAGGTCGGTGCCAACGATAGCCGGACCAGTGCCGCAAGCGGTGACGGCTGGAGCCGCAACGCCAGTACCAATGATCCGATCAGTCGAGAACGTGAAAGCCCCGTAGCTGACAGCAGTAGCAGCGATCAGCGCCGCCAAAGCAGCCGGGAGAACGCGAGAAGTGAACTTCATTGTCATATCTCCTTAAGACTGCCAGCCGCCTTCGTACTCAATCACAATGATAGCCTGTCCCGCAGAAGGCGAGCCGCCACCGTTGTTATAGAGCGCGAAGGGAAGCACAGCCGCAGCACTCGCGAGCGAGCGGCCAAGGCCACGAGTTACCTGATAGACACCCGCAGCAGTCCAGTTCACGTCACCAGCAGCTACGATGTTATTGTAAGCCGCGCCCACGGTGCCAACCGCAATCGTAGGAGTGGTTCCGTTGAAGGCCGTCACAACCTCAACAAGCACGCCCGTGATGAAAGCGCCCTGCGGAAAGTAGTTGGCAAACGCCGCAGCGACAGCCGCCGCGTTGTCGTTCCAGTTGACGGTTTTCTTGAGAGTGTTGGTTACTTGCCTCGGATCGGCGCGATCAGGAACGCCCAAAACACCAGTGGTCATGTCATGCGCTCCTTACGTTGCCGGCTGGGCATAGGTCGACATGACAATCGTGCCATAATCGACGTTGTTATATTTGGTCTTCTTGATCCCGTGGATCGTGAGAGCGCTGATTTCAAGCCTGCGCTTGTGGTCGAACAGCTCTTCGTTCCAGGTGATCTTGTTCGGCCCATTGTCGCGGCCAAAGCCCATCATAGCGGCCTGACCACCGAGCAGAACAGCGCGCTTAGCGGTCGGGACATCGGCACCCGTGGCAGAAACTCCATTGGTAACGTCGATCGCAGAGCGCATGATCACCGAGTTGTAGACGCCAATCGCACCGGAGAAAATCTTGTTCCCGGTCTCTTCGCGGCCCATCGCGGCATACTTGGCCAGATCGTTGAATTGGCCCGTAGACGTGTTGCGCCGCATTGCCGTCACTTGGTACGGATGCAGGTAGGCCACGTACATGTCTTCAAGCGTGTTGTTGAAGTCGCTGCGACCGTTGGCCCGGTTGCTGCCGCCCTTGATCTTGATCGGGCGGATCATCGGGGTGGCGGTGATCGCCATTTCCTTGGCCTTGTCGAGCATGTCCAAGGTCCAGGTATCGCCGGCAACCAAAAGGTCGTCAGATGCCCTGTTGCTCTGCCGGATGATCCGGGTCGCGCTCGCAGCCGTGACCGGGTTGAGGCCGGTATAGCGGACGTCGGTCTGTGGCGTATAACCGCAAACCTGATTGAAGAACGAAACCGAATAGCGCTTGGCATACCAATCACCAAGGCGGCCCTTCGCGGTGTTGCGGAGGTCCCACGGCACGCGCTGCTGGTCGATCGTGCGCCGGCTCTTCACACCAGCAACCGCCATCAGCTCATTGATAACGAGCTGGTCGGAATAGGTGGTGAGCTGTTCGCCGTTGCCTTCCGCAAGCTGGTTCTCGGAGAAGCCGGCCTGAGCAAGCTGCATCACGATGGCGTAGGTGATAGCGTCGCCAGGACCTTTGCTCAGTGCATCCTGCATGTGGATGATGGAGGCTTCATCGTCGCCGATGAGCGGGAAAATCGCGGTGTATTTCAAAGCTTCGTGGTCAAGAACGCGCGACCACAGCTTTACTGCCATGGCATCGTTCACGGGATAGCTAGTCGTTCCCATTTGGGCACCCTCGGGTTGCGCCGCGACCCTCACGGGGGAATGGCTGACGCGATTAAGTCATGTCGAGTGGGGTGCAAACGATTAGCGCTCGTTGCGAGCGGACAGCCTCTCCCCGGAATTGGACGTCGGGGGCATCGTCGTGCTGTCTTAACGGAGACGGCACCTAAAACCGTTTTCGGGAATTTGCCGCATTCCCGGAGCGATAGGATAGTCAGTTTGGGATGGTTATGCGCCGTTCCCTGCGGCGTGGCTGATTATGTAGCACTCCTGTGAACCGTCGTCAACATATGGTGAATATCGTTTCTCCATAGCCGTTTTCCGCTGAGTCCGGCTCCTTACTAGGTAAGGGAGCCACAGCGTACTGGGACGGTGACAGCGAGTATTTTACGGGAACCCGATATCGGAGGCCAACCGGTCCGGCCTGCATATACAAAGCCCATGCAGAGGCAACTTTTGCTAGATTTGCGGTCTAGCGCCTTTAAAGCCCGTATTTGTGGATAGCCCTCTCACCAAGCAACTATCCCGGTCGGAAACCCCATTGGAATGGGTAAAGCCCCCGCTCACTTCGTCTCTAGAACTCGAAGTGGCTTGGCTCAATCGGAACAATGTCCGGGCTCTGGGGCTTTATCGGTTGACGAGAATGGCGATATTTGCCATATATTTTCTCGTTCCACCCAGATTGCCCCGTAAAGCCAATCTGGACCGAAGCCGTCCTGCTAGACCCAGGGCGGCTTCATCGGTTTTAGATGCATGAATGGAATGCGTCAAGGCCCTACCGCTTCAGCCGGTCAATGATGTAATTGTCCCCATTTCCGGACGCCTTGCCGTCATCTTGGCCATCTTTGAAGCCCTCAGCGTGGGCTGCCATCTTCGTCATTCTCACGATCTCATCCATTCGGCCATCGATTGAGACGTGAATTTCTTGGATTTTTACCGCATTCTTCCGGCTCTGCATGAACGCCATGATCGCAAGCCCTGAGTTGATGGCTATACCGCTAGCCGTCACAAGCTGGATCAGCGCAGTAATCCAAGGCACGTCAGCCATTTGGAAACCTCTCGCATGTAAAGCATAGCGGTATCATGCGGGGCAGCAAAAAGAAAGGCCGCTCATTTGCGAGCGGCCTTAGGTTGTCAGGGATGACGCCCCTCGGAGGAAGGGGAAGCTAATATAGAGCACGTTTCGGCTTCACCCGCCAGCCATAGACCGGCCCATGATCGCGTCAAGCCGCTCTTTCGGAAGGTTATCCACATATCGTGCAAACTCGCTGTCATTCATCCGGAGCAGGGTTTCAGCGCTCAACGGTTCGGCAGGCGGGGAACCGCCACCATCGGACAGCGATCGGGATGCGGCGGCTCCGTCGATTTCGTTCTGAAGCTTGGCCACGGCAGAAGCTGCGGCCGGCTTGGCAGGTGCGGCAGCGCGTACGGTAGGAGCGGCTACGGCTGGAACCTGAGCAACCGGCGCGGCGGCAGTCGGGGCTTTCCACCCAAATGTCTTCGCCAGCTTCATAATCGCCTGAGCGGGCGACTTTCCGGCCTTCATCGCATTGGAGACAACCCACTTCTCCTCCGAGTTGTAGTCCGACACCATCCGGTTGATTTCGGCCTGTGTGAACTGCACGTTCGGGTCGGATGGGTCTTTGTCGAAAAGCGAGATACCTAATTGCATCAAACGGGCATTCTTCAGCGCCTGATAGGCACCTTCCGGCCCCATGAAGTGCTTGCCGTCGTCCGTCGCCACGAACTGCGAAACGTCCCGCGTGAACGTCTGCACAATCTGGTTTTCTTCAAGCTGAGCCTGCGTCTGCTCCTGAGCCTGCGTGGTGCTCTCAGCCATGTAAGCCTGCCGGCGCTGCATCTGAGCCAGGGCTTCAATCGCGTTCTCTTCCGGGTTGACGGTCGGTTCCAGCCACGGATTAGCCGGTGCTGCTGGCTTGGCAGGCTCTGCGGCTGGAGGCGGCGCCATCAGCGCTTCATTCAGGATAGCCAGCCGCTCTGCAAGCTTGGCGTTATCCACCCGCATCTGTTCCGCCTGCTGGCGGACCGTCTCAGCTTCCTTTTGCGCCTTCGTCATCAGGCGCTGATGCTTGTTGTAGTTAATTGTCTTCTGCGACTTCCCCGTTTTCGGGTCTGTCGTGATTACGTCCGGCGTGTCGTCGTCTTCATCGGTCGGGGCAGGCGGCGGCGCGGCAGGATCGGTAGCCGTCTCATCGGTCGGCGCTTCCGGCTCAACCGGATCAGGCTCAGCCGGACCGTCGCTATCTGCCGGCCCTTCCTTCATGCCATCGAAGGCCGCCCGCTCATCTGCGGTAAGCCCCAATTCGTCAACAGCGTGCATATCGCCAGAGGTGCCCTGGTCAACGTCCCCAAGAATCTCGGGCTGTAGCATACTGGCCTGTTTCGACATTACTTAATTCCTCTGATTTATGCTTTTTGATGAAGTCTGCGACTTTGGCCCATGTCGTCGCGTCTAGCGGGCCGTCTAGGAACGCATTACCGAAATTCACTCTCACATTTCCCAACGGCGGTCTTTCGTCCGGCCCCTCGATCTCGATATCGAACGGACCTAGGATCATGGTCAACTGATCCTTGAACTTGCCGGCTTCCCTGTCGCGGCCTGGAATACGCGGTGCCTCGCGCGGCTTCACGATCAAGGCATCATCCCAACGGTAGACGCCAAGCAGATGTTCATGAAACATCGCTTGGGCTTGCCGGAACAGGGCTTTGCGCTCGTTGATCATTCCGTCTCTTCCGACCCATTGGGATATTTCATATCAAGCAGTGCGTCTCGGCGGCCATTCTCAAATCCCTTTTTATATCCCGCGCTATTAGCTCTTGAAATATCCTCCCATATGGCTTCATTAAACGCAGCCTCTTTCTTAGCTTCCTCTTGAAAGAACTCTTTCGGTCTAAATCCCTCTTTCCAGCCATGATCCATTATAGCTTGGATAAAAACATTGGCGTCAATTTCGCCTGGGGATGCTGGAGAAGTAAGTGAAGGTTTCTTGATAGTAGCAAAATACTCAATATCATCGAAAACAAGGCGGCCAAGTAGTTCCTTGTTTGAAGTTGGGTTGGTTAGCAAAAGAACTAGTTCGCGATGTTTTTTACCGCTAGGATGAGACTCATTGGATTTTTCCCGGCGCGTTTCCGAATTAACATCCAAATCGAATTTTGAGATATCAAGCATCGCTACTTCTGACATTTTTTGTATCCTCTATTGTGCTGCTTGCTGTGGTTTCGGCTGTGGCCGTGCATCGACGACAGCGCCCACCCGGTCACGGTGCGCCGCCGCGAGGTCTCTGTGAGCCCCTGCCAAGGTCGAAATGTGCTCCAATGCAGACTGACCCTGCGCATTCACAGCACCGTGCATAACTTGAGCCTGCTGGACATGCGCCTTAATGCGATCGGTCACAGCCTTGTGGATATCAACCGCCTGCTGTGTCTGTGCGCCCTGGATTGCCGCGTCATGCTGCTGTTGGTCAAGCGTCATGCCCTGAGCCTCGCGCTGCGCTTGGACATGAGCCTTGGCAGCATTGGCCGTATCAACCTGAGCCTTCGCAGCCGCAGACATGGCCTCAACGTGATGCTGAAACCCGGATGTGTCGTTCTTCGCCAGCAAGTTCTGTGCCATCGCCAGATCATATGTCGCCGTCGCGCTCGTCGCCCCGGCCTTGGCGTTGTTCATCTCTGCCGTGGACTGATCCTTGTTGATCTCAGCCGTAAGCTTGGAAATGCCAAGCTGCTTCATCGTCTCCGCGTACTGCTGTGCCTGCGGATCAGACTGTTTCTGGAGCATTGCCTTTTTCATCGCGGAAACGAACGCGGACGGCAGCGGCGAGTATTCCAGCGCCATAATCAGCAATTCGGGATTAGCCTGTAGTTGGTCCTTGAACGCGACCAACATCGGCTGCATGACGGCCCAATTCGCTTCTTTCTGGTTCGGCGAGGTCGGGGCGTCATCAACCACAACGTCATAGGTCCCAGTCGTCTTGTCCTTCGTGACCGCAGCGACGCCCTGGTAATCGTTGCCGGCCACCCGGATCAGCGTGCCCTCGGGAATACGGGACTGGATGTAATACAGCCTCTTGCGGCCAATGATCTTGAGGAACCCGCGCAGGCTATCAAACATCGTAGCCAGCACGGTCATGCCAGCCTGCTTGCGCATGTGCTCAACAATACCAGGCTGGTTCTGATCCTGCTGGCCAAGCAATTCGAGATTGATGCCAGTCACCGACGTGATCGCGCTCACCGCGTATTGCAGCAAGTTCACATAAGCCGATGCATCACCCTGACCGGGTTTTGGCATCATTTTTGGCTTCTGTCCGCTCAATGCGCCAGGAGACACCCACGTAATCGCCTCAGGCATGGCGTAGCTTTCTTCCGCCTGCCGCTGATCGTCGAATGCATCAGTCTCCGCAATAATGCCGCCCTTGGCCGTCGCGTTCATGATCTGCATGATCTGCGACATGAACTTGTTGGCCCACATCTGCGGATCGCGCATGACACGAATCATGCCGTACCACTGGCGGGACTTCTTATCGAAGTTCCCCGTGATGCAGCCCCATGAGAACTGCTTTCCGCACGGAGCCGGCGATACCTTGTCAAGTAATCCCGATGAGCCAAGGAACGCCTGATAATACGCCCACCGCGTAGCCCGGCGCGAATGCAACTGCGGCGTCATCCCAACACGCTTGCCAATCTCAGCCAGACGAGCCTTGATCTTGTCGTGCTCCTCCGGGGTGTATTCCTGAATGGTGTTCGTCTCAGCGTCCGCAACCCGGTAGTAAATCTCTTTCTCGCGCCATTGCAGCACGACAACCGTCACCTCATTGCGGTCGTCGAACTCGTCCTGACTATCGTTGCCGTCGCGAATGCGCTTCTCTTCGATGCTCTTCAGCGTGGCTTCGTCGAGATAGGTGTTGTTCGCCCATGTGGCATCGATTTGCAGTTTCGACTTGCCAGGGAACATCTCCATTGCGTCGGACAGCGGCATCCGTCGAAGTCTTGCCATCCGGCGCGCATCGCGGAGGTTCTTCTTACGGGCGGTGCGGTCCCATACCATCTCCCGACAGTCGATTTCTTCCTCAACGTACGAGCCTTCCGGTTCGTCCTCGAAACTGTAACGCGCTTCTACCCATCCCATCCCCGTGCCTAAGCACTGCTGAAACGCCTCGCTCTGCTCATCCTCCGCGTCACATCCGTCACCCATCCACTTCGATGTCGCGGTCAGAAGCTCATTCTTGGCCGTATCCTCATTGTTCCGTGGCAGGAAATTGATCTCGTGCCGACCGTTGATCTCCATCCCGGCAATCGCCTTTAGGATGGTCTCAACCCGATTGAACACGATATGCGGCCGCCCCTGCTCATCCAGGAGTTGCTTATCCTCCATCGAGAGCTGTTCGCCCGCGATGAAGCCAAGATCGTCCGTCGCCTGCTTCCGCCACTTCGCGCTGTATTCCAGGTCAGCAATGATCTGCCCCTTCATCGTCCGGAACTGGACGGAGGGAGGGCGCTTGCTCAGTGGTAAAACCTGTTGCGCGCTATCAGGCGACGACTGCTCATCGCTTTCAGCCGCGCCGCTCTCATCGGTAACGTCGTCGAAATCGTCGCTATCGATGATCATGCCGGCCATGCTTACTCTTCCTCAACCTCACCGGCTGATTCCGGCTTCACGCGGCGATTATACGGGCGCTTTTGGCGCGGCGTGCCATCGGGTTCATGCTCTACAGGAGCAGGGAAGGATGGCAACTCACCCTTTGGCAGGGCCGCCTCAATCCGCTTCATCCGATCGTCAAAGTCCGCCAGATATTCCAGCATAGTCTCCGTATCGAGGCTCTTGCTCGCGCTAGGATCATCCTCACGCGGAGACCAGCACCGGCCCGGCTGCTGTTCCGTCCATCGCGGAACACGACGCTCCCAAAGGATATCCTCCGGCTCAAAGAACACCAACAGATCAACCGTACCGTCATCCGGAGCCTGAGACAGCACCATAGCCGGGAACGTCGTCCGCCCCTGCCGCTGATTGCCGACCCGCGTGTGATAAACCACCGTCGCGCCGACACCGATCTTAGCGACTTCCTCATATCCCGGCATATTAGCCGTCGAACTCATCAAGTGAGCCATTTTTCCTCAGTCTGTTGCTGTTGCGAATTTGGCCACGAGGTCAGATGTCGTGGCAGGAGTTACCGCACCGTTGGCCACAACGCAGACATAAGCGAGGTTCTGCACGGGCTGGTCTTGGTTGCGGATGGAGAGAGCCTGGAAATACGATGCGACTGTCGCCGTGGTGCCAGTGCCAACAACGGCCGGCGTAAGCGTGAACGGCGTAATCGCGAGCTTGGCTACATCAGCCGCACCAAGCACAAAAGCCGTCTTATCGGTGCTGGTCGATGCGCTTGGGTTCGTGTCGAAAATGTAGATCGTCATCGCGGTTGTGGAGCCGCCCTTAGACGCGATCATGAACCCGTTGAAGATTCCCGTGGACTTTCCAAGCCCGACAGCCTGTAGCCCGCCCATGGCGTTGCCGCTGGAATAAGCCGCGTTCTGCACCACCGGGGTAAACGGCTGCGCAGAGTTAGACTGAGCCAATGCGGGAGCGGAGACAGCCAGCAAAGTACCGATCGCCAATAATGCACGCTTCATTGCATATTACCCTTTACCAGCGTTTCAGCCGTTTCAGCCGCTACCGCGTTCACATCCTCACCCGGCCGGATATGCCGGGATACCACAGACGAAGCAACGCCATCCGCTGACGTTACCACGAACGTCAGCACCTGGAACTCTACATCATGTGCACGGTGAGTGTCCATAAGGGCAAGAGTGCATTCATACCGGGGCGATGACACCGCGTTGAATGACTGCCGTAGCTGCGTTACGCCGCCCATTACCCCTCCAAGTTAATGGCGGCCCGACACCAGGATGAGAATGCCGGGCCGCCGAACGTCGCAGGCAGGGCGCACTTACTCTCGGGAGGAACAAGGTCAGCGCGCACGCATGCCGGAACGACGAAGGCCGCACCATCTCTGATGCGGCCCGATTTGTCAACGCGATGCAGCAGTTATTCACGCACCAGTGCCGGGGAGCGGCTGCGGCGTCCCATCGGTGGCAGGCGTCGGGGCCGGCGTATCCGGGACATTCGCCTTCAGCGCGGTTTCCGTGGCGTCACTGTCAAGGCTCAGATCAGCCGTCGCCTTGTCGAGGTCGGCCTGCACGGCATCAAGCGCGGTCGTATCCGTGCCAGCAGCCAGCTTGGCGATTGCGTCCGCGAGCTGAGTGCTCAGCTCCTTCTGAGCCTTGGTGTTCGCCTCAACAAGCGCCCGAAGGCTGTCATTGTCGGTCTTTTCCCGTGCGACGGCGGCCAAGAGCTTCGATGTGTCAACCATGATCTTCTTTACCCTCTCGTTGATCTCGAATAGCCGCTGATGTGCGGCCTCATCGAGAATGTGTCTAACGCGGATTTCAAACATACCGCCACCCTATATCAGGAGCGCGACATGTCGTCCATTGTCGGCTGGCGATCTGAGTTGGACGACGGCGCAACCTGGACCTTCGGATTGTTCGCGCCCGGCTCCCATCCGCCTCTTCCGTCATCATCTGCCGTGAACCCACCGGCCGGCATCGTCTTGTCTGCCGGCGTCACCGGGTTGTAACGGCGGTTGTCATCCGCCCCGCCGCTCAATTGTGGCACCGATACAGAACGGTCCGATTTGGTCTCATTCTGTCCAGAAATGTCCAGATTGGCCTTGATGGCTCCGCTCTTCACGGCTCGCTCATATCGCGCGCGCTTGCGGTCATCAGCGTTCATGCCCGGCTGCATGCCATACGGAGCCGGCGCGTTCTTGATATCGTGCGTCACGTCCAGACCCAAATCCTCAAGCACCGTGTTCTTGACCGGCTCCTTGCTTGGCTGGCTGGCTTCGATCGCAGCCCGAACAGCCTGGGCCGTAGCGTCTACGTTCGCGGCTGTAGTCTCTACATATGGCTGGCCAGGGCGGATCAGGATTTCGGCCGGGCTATGCGCCTCAAGCACCAGATGGAACCCATCATCGATCGAAGCCGTAACGAACGCCTCTTTCTGCCGGGCATTGATCGCACCGATCACGCCTTCGACCGTAGTCGCACGGAACTGGTGGAACTCTACATTGTTGATGAAGAACGAGCCCTTGACCTCGCCCTTGTCCGTGAAAACATCGCGCAAATCCTTGGAGCCGACAATCTCGGGAATTTCCATGTTCTCGTTAGACATGCCTGTTACTCCTTTGGGGGATGAGCGGGCATAACGGGCTGATCTAGTTTCTGTTCCAGTGGCCCGTCAAACGACCGCTTCGGAACATGCTCCACCAGCTTCGGAGCCGCCCGCTGCAAATCGTCAACCTCGTCTAGCAGGGCTTTCAGCACATCGTCCTTGCTGTCGCCAGTGCCAATTGATGCCACCGCTGAAAACCGGGGATGGATAAACGGTGCCACCTGAGCCGCGTGACCAGCAGCCTTGTCGAGATGCAGGCTCACGTTCTGTTCCGCAGTCTCGATCTCCGCAAGCTCCTTTTCGTCCGGCTCCTCCTGCTCAGACAATTTCAGCAAATGCTCTTTCCAATCCACGGCTAATTGCATGTTGTGGTGCATCGCGGCGAGCATCACCTCGCGTGGCGTCATATCCAGCACGGAACCTGAATGACCGTGAATTGTCCGGCTAATCCGTAGCTGCTTGTCCAATGCGGTTAGACCTTTACCGCGCTTTCCACGTCCGCCGCGTCCGCCTCCGTCGAAAGTCATCTGCTCGATCATGAGCTTGTGAGGCGTCGGTGGGGAGAGGTGCTTTTTCTTGGCATTACCTCGGTGTTCACCCTTGCGTGATCCGGTCACTATTTTCTTTCCTCATTTTATTCGGATCGGTACAGAATTGGAAATTCAGTTTTTGTCACTGCTGTATCTAATTACCGCAACTACTCATCCCATGCGGCATCCTCGTACCCTTCTTCTCTCGCCTGCTCTATTAGAGTTGGGATACGGTTGTCTATCGCTGTGAAGCCGGGAGGGAAGCCGGCTATGCGTCCGTCTGCATAGACCTTCATTTGCTCCCCGGTTTCTGGATTGAACACTCGGAACGCGTAATTGTCCTTCTCAGTCATACCCCATCCCTCTCTGCGAGTACCCCGAAGTACTCTTTCCACCCTTCCGTATCATCTGCGGCATTTGGCCATTTTGGCCATCCTTTCGGCATTGGCCATCCGGGATGGGTGATTTTGACGCCATCGAACATGACAATGCAGCCCTCAGTTTTTGGCAATCTACCGTGCAGATCGTCTTCCAGCAATTTACGGAGATGCGCCGCAGTCATAACGTCGGTTACGATTACGGGCGTCGGGAATCCGTTAGCCTTGGCTTTTTCTGCAATCTCTATGAGAGCATCAGACAGTCTTACTGTCATTTCCCGTTCCTCTTAGCCCTAGCCGTGGCCTCAACCGCCTGCTTCATCGCCTTATCGAACCCGTCCTGCTTCATCTGTGCTTCCACGATCCGTTGCCCGAATGTGGCGATGTCCTTGTGAATGCTCTCAAGGATGGTGGACAGCGGTGCGTTGTCGTCCAGCCCGATATCTACCTTGCCCGTGATGATGCCGAAACAGGCGATGAAACCGCCGATGAATGACGCTTCGTCGGGGACCGGAGCGCCTATACGCTTCTGCACCTTTGCGTACACATCATAGGACTTGTCGAGAAGGTTGGTATTATCGTACAAATTAGGCATCGTGGTCGGTCCATTCTTCCAAGCCGCCCATCATGTCGTTAAATTTCTGCATCCCCTCCGGGCTGTCCATATATGCCGAGAATGCAGCGTCATCCATTGTTAGGAGTGTAATGGTGTCGGGCTGGGGCGATGCAAAATACTGCTCCTCAATTTTCTCCGGCTGCGGCTTCCGGTTCACGCTTGCCGCGATCTCCGCATAGTGGAACACCAGCGCGTTGCCGCTGTCGAATACGTCTGTCATGCCTTATTCTCCGTTAAAACACCCTAGCGAACACATTGGCTACCACAAACAGCGCAGAACCGACGACTGCGACCAGGATAAGCCCGGCTGCGGCTGATCTTGCGGCGTCTAGCAGGCGGTCTCTGGTCATGGCGTCACATCACACCATATCTTTGGATTTTCAGACTTGCACGGAAACGGTTTCCGCGTAAGCGTCCACCCGGAATAGTAGAACCCGGTTATAAATATGACTGCGACCCACGCAGGAGGAAAAACCGCAAATAAAAGTGATATAGCTTGTGTTTGCGCACTTTGCCTCGCGCTTTGATGCAAGTTATGAGCACTTTCCCTATAACTTGCATTCATCCCGCCCGCTGTCCCCAGCCATGCAGCAATACAAGCTAGAGCTATTGCAACTTTCTTCATCTCATCACCTTCCGGCCCATTTTGACGCGGATCACGGGCTTGAATCGGTCCTCCCAATAAGCCCCGAAACCATTCACCAAGACAATACCTTGATTTTCGCAAATAAGTTCATATTCGCGCCCTTCCTTCAAATGACCAATGGCCCGAACACACCTAGCCCTCATCGGGTACTGAATCGCGTCGGTCATTGGCTATCCTCCGTCCGATAATTTCCGGCAATCCATGTACATCGACGTCACGCATTGCGAAAACGGCTTATGCGTCGCAGCCGCCGTGATGGCAGCCACAGCAACCCATACAAAGGGAAAGATCACCGCAAACACAAATAGAAAATATCTCATCTCCCCTCCTTCATCTTCTCTCGTCTCCGGAACCGGCAGATCAGAACGGCTTCATTTCCAGCGGAGGCCACGCGAGCGCGGTTTCGTCATCAGCCCGGACAACGGCCTTCGCCAACTCGCTTGGCACGACAAACCCAATCTCCTCCATATCGGACAGGATATGGCACGCGACCAGATGCTTGCAAACCTGCGGCCACGGATATCCGATCGCCTGACGCCACGCACCATCGAGAGCCTTCCGAAGCTTCACATTGTCTTCTTTAAGCATCCGGATCATTTCGCCTTGATATTCGCTCATCCTCTTTCCTCCGCAGCGTCCGTTGCTGCATTGCGGTTAATGGCTTCTGACGGAGCCGTCGCCAGATGGGCAGGACGCGATTCCTGCATTGTGTCGCCGGGCTTCTCGTCGTCACGAGCTAACCCGCAGTCGCTGCTTACCTGCATTTGCGCAGGCACACCCTTTCCGTCAGAACTCTTTGCCCGACTGCCGGGCGAATTAATGCATCCGTGTTCCTTGCCCCGCACGGATGCAACGAGGTCAACAGCGCCGTAGCCATCGCCTGTAAATGGGGAACTGTCAGCCCCACAAGAACCTTGGCATCAGCGCCCAAGCTCATTTCCCATCCCTCTCCATCTTCCGCCAGCTCAGAACTTCAGCGCCTCAAGCCTTGCCATTTGCTTTTTGACCGACGCAATCTTACGCGCCACGCGCTTGTTGGCATCGACTACCGCATCGTCTCGGCTCGTAAACCATTCGCTCTTGGTGTAGAAATGATGCCGCCATGGGTCGCGCTCAGTGTACGAAAAGTAACCGTCATCATCCTTGTTTTCGTTCGGAAAGTCGAACTCCTCGATACCTTCCGTTAGGGCATACTTCGTCACGAAAATCTTCATCGCTCTTCCTCCTTCGTTGCCTTCCGCCTGCTGTACCACAGCCACCCCTAAGCCTCTGCCTTATTCGACAGGTTACAGCGGTCAATGATATCGTCGGTCTCCACCTTGATCAGATACTCGATAGACTGGACAGCCTGATCAAGATTAAGACCGTGGCCGACAAGCTCGCTCAAAATGGTTCGAATGACACTAAGCCGCGACCGCGTTTTCGCATCGGTAGGGATATCAAGATTGATAGTGCGCGTCATTTGTCTATCCTTTGTTTAGTTTCCGCCGGCTGTACCACGTCGCCCGGCTCATGCCTTCGGCTTCGCGCGCCGCCTAAACCATGTTCGCTCACTCATCGGCGGGTTGCTGTGCTTCCATGGTTCCGTGGCTCTCAGTGTCTTATCTACGTCTTCTAATCGAGGTCTGCCACGTCTGACCGGTGCACCCGATCCAATCGTTTCATCGCCTCGATATTCCAACGCCCGCTTTTGCTGCTCAGCAGTTAGATTAGCGAATAACCCCGGTTTATTGGCAGGGGGAGCAGGACTCGAACCTGCAACCTTCGGATTAGAAATCCGATGCTCTGATCCAGTTGAGCTATCCCTCTTAACCTTTGCGTCCTTATTTCTTGAGCCCGAGAGGACGCCACCGGGCCGTATGTTCCCCACCGTCGCGGGGTCATCAAGCTTGGTGGGCGCGGCTGGGATCGAACCAGCGACTGAGCCGTTATGAGCGGCTGGCTCTACCACTGAGCTACACGCCTTAACTGGTGGAGCGGTCGGGCTGGCTTTCATCCCGTTACGCTGACCTCTCGGATCACCCCGCCCCATAACTGAATTGGTGGCGGTCGTGGGTACTTTCGGTAGCCCCACCGCCTGTACATCCAGACCGTCGCCAGGATGCACGACCCCAAGGACCGTCGCCGTCGCGACGGGAGGGGACTCCTTGTCCATGCAGAAGTGCCGCTTCAGTGAAGCAAACATTCCTCCGCACGTTAGACATTTATCAAAAGCCATGGCAGTCTAATGGCAGACTTTTGGCAGATTAGCAAGCCCTATATCGCCCACTGCGGACTATTTCAGGCCGACCAATGCGACCCGCGTTGCCTCCGCAGCCCGCGCGATCTCCCATCCGCCGTCTCGACAGCATCAGGCTTCAGCCCTACCGCGCCAGTTTGCAGCGCGTCGGCCGCGTTCGAGGAAAAATCATGCAATGGGCGATTGGTGAACTGCGCCAACTGCTTGTTCCAGACCTTACGGTAGCTATCGAGGCATTCCACAAGCCTGGAGCAGTGTTCCTCATCGATCCAGGTCAAATTGAGCATCTTCCGCGCCGCCTCGATCGCGTCTTCCTTCATCAGAATGCGCGGCACAGCCTCGAAATCAATGCCCAGCTCCTTGGCGATCTCAACCGATGTCCGCGCACCCGCAGCCCAAACCCGATGCGTCAAATCATGCGGCGCATAGTGCTTCCCGAAGATAAACCCGCGCTTCGCTCCGATTTCCAGCACCTTCGCGCAATAATGCTGAATACCCTCTCCTGAGTTTTCGTAATAGTCGATGATCCGATGCCGCGTGCCGTCCGTCTGATGAAAGATGATCGCGTTCTGATCGTTCGCCTCGTTGAGCCCCTTGTCCCAAAACGTATTCACCCTAAAGCTCGGGTCATACGGGATATTGTACCCTATCCGCCGCTCCTCGCGCGCCTTGGTCATCTCCCGTTTGAACCATGTCCCCTCAAGGCTGGCAAAAAAACATTCACCGAAATGTGAAGGAAATTCTTCCTTCATTTTGTCGGGACCAAGCGTCTCTAGCTTGTTCGCGTAGAAAGCCTGTTGATCCGGGTCTAGCTTGATCCCGTATTTTACTTGCAATTCGGTGAAATACTCGCGCAATTCGTGGCTGATATTCACTAGCGATGCTTGAACGCGATATTTCGGGTCGATCCACCACCCGTAAAAATGCAGCCTGAAATCGAGTTGAGAAAGCGGCTTGCCGGATAGCAGTTTGGCTTGAGCCCTCATAACCATGTCGTAGAACGCGCCGGCCGTCCCATGAGCGGTTGATTCGATCTTGATCATCTGGCCAGGAGCTACCGTGTTGAGCGCGCCTGCGATGATCTCCATGGCAAGAGCGGGGTTTTCCGCTGCTGTCTTACCTGCCTCCGACCAATGCAAAAAATTCAAAGTTCCCCCTCGATGAGTGGTCCCTACGGAAACGCTTGAACCGTTGGAGAACCAAACCTCATCTTGGTTGTCCTTGATGATCGTGACGATGTTCCTGATCGCCTGCGGAAGGCCGGCATATGCAATCTTGACTTTCTGAAGCTTCGATTGTGCGTCGGACAGCGTAAAGTCGATGATACCAGCTTTGAAGTTCTTCCGGAAAACACACCAGTCCGTAATGTCAACCGCAACTTCTGCGCTGAACCCCAATTGTCGCGCTTTGACGATGATGTCCAGTAGCCAGCTATTTTCAGAATATGCTTGTTGAGCTGGACGACGACGGTATGGGATAATCCGCCCGTCTTCGTTCAAGATCGAATACAGCGTGTTCATGCGAACATTTTTGTCCGCGAACGCCGTCAGAAGCTTGCGGTATTCTGCCGTATCCTTGGCTTGGGGCTGGTCAGTCATGGTTTACGGATAGGCGCTCGCATCGCAGAACGCAAAAGTCGCGCCCGATGTCCACGAGATGAAGTCGAACCCTGACATTCGCCGCGATAGGTTCCCAGGCGTCCGCGCGTTGCTTGCCAGCGGTCCAAGGATTTGCAGTTCGTACCGGATTTGCTGCCCGTCCGGAACCTCGATCCCAAGCACGCGGGCATTGTCAGGAACTCCCGGCAATAGGTTAGCCACGATCGAAACTGGCGTCGCGCCGTTTGACGTGGCCACCTGAGACCATACAGGCGGCTCCTCAGCCAAGAACACAGACTGTGAATTGTACTGGTGCATATGGGATATATGCATCTGAGCGAGGCCGCTGTAAGCAAAAATTCGGACGGTGAAGGCCATTCAAATCATCTCCTTGAGCTGTCGTCTTTTACCTGATTTCGCATTGTTCCGGTAGCCTAAAAGGTAGCAGCGCCCGCCGTTTCAGGATTACGGCGGGCGCGCTGGCCGGGGCTGGATGCGGCGGTAACGGCCCGTCGCATCACGGTTCCCCGGAAACCTAATCTGGATCAGTCCCACCGCCAACCAATGAAGCGGCGCTGCAATCCGCATCAATCCGCAAATAATCAGGGCTTTCACCCTTTGCGGTCAAGAGCGAGCGCACGGCAGGCTCAATTGCGACTAAAACCTTGGTCCTATTTCGGCCAGATAGGATCAGTCCGGGCAGTTCATCGCTGCTAACGCGGATACCGCCATCGCCGCGATCTTCGATTTTCACTTTCACAATCATCATGGATTACCCCTGTCAAACTGTTCTTCGGGGTCAAACGTCGTCGCGCTGTCGGCCCGATCGGCGTAGGATTGGCCGCCGAAAGCCTCATCATGGGTCAGATATTCCGATGGCGGGTCATTCAGCCGCTTACGCAGGGTCTGAATATCGTTCGACCGACTTTTCGGAGCCCGGCTGTACTCGACAAGCGCAATGAGCGCGTTCAATTGGTCCAGCGTCAGCGTGGGATGGTATGTCGTCTCCCCTGCCGGATCACCCCGGTAGGCTCCTGTCCGCAGGGGTGCGCTCCGTAGGGCCTCCAGGAGGGCTTGTCGTTCGGTCTCTGTCATGGCGTCACCTTCGGGGCTGCGGCTAGCATGGCACGATAAAGCGTGGATGATCTTTTCAGTGGATCGTCTCGCCACGCGATATATCCGGCAGCCTGCTGTTCCATCGTCTCGGTCTTCGGCACCACCTGCCAATCCTCCGCTTCGATCGCGGAGAGCGCGGCGCGGGCGATCTCTTGCGAAGCTTCGAGCGTGTAGCCGTCGAGCCTGCCTTGATGCAGTCGGCGAGTGATGACTTCCTCCGCCTTGCGCGCCATCGCCTCAACCAGCTTGTCTTGCTCGCTCATGCTCAATCCTCGCTCAGCTTGACGTACTGTTCCCCGTTCCAACGCTCGATTTGGTCTGCCGTCGCTCCGACCCACTCCCGGAACCTGCGCAGCGCTTCCCCATCCGATCCGGCCCGGAATTGTCGAAGTGTGCCGTTACCATCGATATGGCGGTAGCTCGCGGTCTCAAAGGCTATTGGCTTATCGCTCATGGCGATACCTTCCGCAGTCTGTATGCAGCATTTAGCGGCTCCTGAAGCTCAGACGCCGATCTGCCATTGTGGTAAAAGCAGCCGTCGTCCCAATTGCCGTTTTGCTCAATTCTTGCCCGGAACAACTCGACTAGCGCTTCAAGCTCTGCGATGCGGGCGAAAGCCAAGTCCAGCGTCTCAATATCGCGCCGCCATACAAACACCGGCGTTGCTTTCTCGCTAAATGCTTGCATAATTTTGCGGGTGGTTTGCAGCCGCTCCTTGATGTCGTCGGTCATGAAATCACCTTTGCGAGGGCAGCGCGGGCCTTTCGAATTGCGTCGCAGATAGGACAATCTGGCTCATCGGCGCCGGCTCCATGCTCTTCGTCGCTCTCAATCACGTCGCATAGATCGTCCAGCGCTGCGACGAGATCGGCGTGGGCGTTCACGGCGCGGATGATCAGGTCGGCGTTGGCGAGATTCTCAGCACGCGAGCGCCCGGTATCTCCGTGATGGGATACCTCAAAGCGCTGATCTCCAGAGCGGATATATCCACATCCGTCAGGCTCCCGGTCTGGAAGTTCGTAAAAGTGCCACGGCAGTGGTGAATGCTCGCTCATCGTCCCTCCTCCATCGCCTCAGTTTCTAGCTGGTCAATCCTTGCCCGCAATGAGGCTAACTTCCCGCCGATTTCCCGAAACTCCTCCCACGATAACCTCACCTCGTCAGGAGCCGGTCTTTTCCCTAGGAAAAGCTGTTCGCCAAGTTCGCAGCACGTCACCGCAACGGCCTCCATGCCGACGCCAATGTCTTCGTAATGGAATGGGTCTCTTCCACAAAATGGGCAAACTTCGATCATTCCCCCTCCTCCATCTTCCTGATCCTCTCCGCGCGCCTCTTAAACCAAGTTCGCGACGATATCCCGAGAGCGCGCCATGGTTTAAGCATCCTCAGCCGTGTATTGAAATCAAAATCCGCAAGCCAAACTGAAAACTCAGCCATCAGATTTCCTTACGATCCCGCCCGATCTGGCATTTCCACCTAGCCAGCGTCGCGCCAGGGTGCTCCACCCGTATCCACTCGACTATCCGGGGCTCACCCATCTGGCACCCAATCATGTTTAGGCTCGCATCCGTCTCAGACGTGGCCACCGTGTATTCGTGGCACGATCCGGCTAGGCAGATGACCGCAAATAGCTTGATCATTTGGGGCTCGTCAGAATTTGGTCAATCATAGCAGTCCACATATCTAGCGCGATTTCGCAATTGTCCGCGAACTCACTTTCTTTTTTAACGTATGGGTTAAGTTCCTCTGCGCCTGATTGCGTCATTTCGCCATCCGCCTTGCGAATCGTCACAAGCACCGAAATCACGATCGCATAAGGATCGCTAGAACGTGACTGTGCTAGCATAACTGCTTTTGCAGCATCATCAAAAATGCTCATTCCCCGCCCTCGATAGCCGCCGCAATCCTCTTGACCAGATCAGCAGCAGATACAGGCTCTAGCACCGTACCGTTTGCCGTACACCACTCCCGCAGTACGCGCCGGGCCGCTTTTGTTGCTGGGCTAATCGTCATCGATCAAACCTCCCGCTTAAGCCATTCGTCCATCGTAGACGGAAGCGTCACACGAGCCTTGGCATTCTGATCCGCCGCGAGGTCCCGCTTGTTGCGCTCCCGTGCCCGCGTGAGTTGGCTAGCCCGAACTACGTCGTCATAGTCCTGCGCGTCGCGGAAACCGGATGATGATCCAAAGCCGCTACCGCCCTTCTGGTACATTGGTTTGCCGCTCATGCTATCCCCTCAAGCCGCGCGCTGATCTCATCCACAAATGCCG